ATTCTTTTATTATTTTTTAGCAACCAGTCTACATAACTTGAAGAATTTATGCATCTAATATCCACTAGGTAACGTCCGAATTTTACAAAAGCATTGTAAAAATTACTATCAGAAAAATCGTCATACGACTTAGATTTGTTGTACAGTTGCGTAGTTTGATAGAATTTCAAGTAAGCATTATATCCAATTTGCACACCTACTTCATTTTCTTGTTGATGCCTACGTTTCTTTTCGCAGATATGAGATGCCAAAGTCTTTTCTTTGACAAAAGGTCTTTGACAATATTTGCAAACAAAACTCACCCTAGTTCCTTTTTGATCTCACTGTCTGACATACCTAATTCTTTGGCTAGTTCTTTTATAGATTTTTCGGAATTTATTTCTGCTAGCAGTTCAATTTCGTCTGTCTTTTTCCATGGATAAAGTTTAGTTAAAAACTTAACAATTTTTCCTTTGTTAGAATCTTTCTTCTTAGCAGTCAACCAATAATGTCTTTGATTGCCCATTCCCGGACTAACTGTGGTTGTCATCAACCATTGTAGCTTTGGATGTTTGTTTAGATCAAAAAAGTTAGTGTTAAGTCTTTCGTTACAGGCCAACAAATACCATGCTTGTAGGTCTGAACTGCCTTCTACGTTAGCACCATATTTTAGCATTAGATATGTGCTAAATTTTTTCTTTTCTTCATCGGTTAAATCGTCATAAAAATTCCTGTTCTTTCGATCTAACTGAGCCATTTCATTAGTGATTGAAAGTTTATCCATTTTGATTTTACCGAAAATTTAAACAAATTAAACATTGTGATGGTCTATGTTTTTTTGTTCTTCTTTTAACAAATAGTATAACATCAAAACTCGATCTAATTCAGATTTTAATGTCTCATTTGTTTTAGCCAGTTCATTTATTTCAGACCATTCTACACCTAAATTTCTATTAGGATATTCGTATCCTATGGCAAATCTAGTAGAAGGATCGGATCCTGCTAGTCTAGCATAAGTTACCCCATTAGATCGTTCATAGATATACTTCTGCCCTGGTTGAAGTCGTTGCATTAATTTTCCCCGCAGGTAATAATATTATACATTAAATTCATTCCCCCGTCATTGGTTATGTGGTACAAACTGCCCAATGGTATCAATAATAAATCACCACTCATAATCGGAACAGAATTTGCACTATCTATAGAAATTTTACCATGTCCTTGCACCACAGAAATGATTTGTTCCTGTAGACCTGTGCTAGAAATAACTTGTTCTCTAAACAAAGTTATAGATTTTATCCTTAGGTTTTGTAAACTGTTATTAGATCTAATTTTGCAAACAGATGTATTTTCTAATGCATACCCTTGAATGTCGTAGTCAGTTAATTTCATTACCATACCTTGTTGTAGTTTACTGTTTCACTTTGCCTACTAATCTCTTTTACAAAATAAACGCAAAGAGGGTTCTTGATTCCAGTTTCTAATGGTACAGCTAACATTTGTCCAGGTTTCAATTTAGGAAAATACCATTTTACATCTTGATAAATGTCTATTACTTCCACCGGGAAAAACTCAGGACGGTAACTGGCCAAAGGATTAAAAGCGAACGCACTAAATCCTCTATCATTGATAGATGTTAATGGAACTACTTCTAAATCTCCTAAATCAGGTTCTCCAATTAAAAGCTGCCAATCCATAGGCATTTTAATTATTTCTTTTCCTATTTTTAAAACTAGAGCAGGACTGTTAAAACTTTCAAGAAAAATTAAAGGTATAAAAAAGTAGTCGGGATCTTTAGGATCGCTATTGTCTAAAACGCAGAACCGTATATCATCCACTTCTTCGGGAATATCATTAAGTTCATAGGCTATGTTTTGTTCTAAGGTCAATAATCTCATATGTTAAATAATTTTTCAATTAGTCCATGTAATTTTTTCTAATGTAAATTTGTAGTTGGCTTCTTTGTAGAACTCTTTACGCTTGGTAAGATGTCGTTTGGCAAATTTACAAGTGCTGGTAATATCCCAAATTTCTACATGCTCTTTATCTTGAGCTTTTCTAATACCTCGTCCAATACTTTGTATAACCCTGACAAAGCTCTTTCCGGGCTCCAAAAGAACCAAATTAAAAATCCGAGGGATATTAATACCCACAGCGGCCACACCATAAGTCGCCACAATAATCTTGTCATTACTAATTGCAATTTCATCGTATTCTTCTTTTCTATCTTTGGCTTTTGTAGCTCCACTGACAAAAACAGCTTTGTCTAATTTACTAGTAAGTAGTTTTCCAGGACCTACTCTATCTACTAGGACTAATGTATTTCCATTCTTAGCAATATTATTAACTATTTCTGCAATGTAATCAAGTCTATTTTCTGTTTCCAGTAAATATTTTAGTTCTTTTTGGTAGTCTTTGTATTCAACAAAATCCACTAACTGCAGAATATTAACATGGCAATTGCTAAGATGTCCTGCGTCTTGTAGTTCTTTGGCACTTAGTTTTCCTGCCACGTTGCCTATGCAACAATATAAAGCCTGAGCCGCGTAGTCTTCTTTGGGAATAGTTCCAGTTAGTCCCCAACGAATAGGAACGTGTGAAAAAATTCCACTTAACATGGATTTTAAAGAATCTGCTTTAGCACTGTGCGCTTCGTCTACTATCACACAGACTAGTCCATTTGTGATATCTTCTATTGCATAATCCTTTTTGTTTTTAGTCGAAGCTCCCAAGTCATTCTTACTGTTCTTAAACAATGAATTTAGACTTTGCCAAGTGCAAATAGTATGAGTACGACCTAGTTCTTTTCTATCTCCAAATAAAACTCCTACATCTAATCCCATGTTGATGTAGTCTGCTTCTGTTTGATTAACTAGGCTTTTGCTAGGAACAATGACAATGCTTCTTCCATAACTTTCTACACTGGCACTTAAGGCAGCAGTCATAATAGTCTTACCTGCTCCTGTGGCTACTTCCTGAATAGATTGAGGATTTTCTAAAAAGGTGTTTAATATTTGTACTTGATAATCTCGAAACAATATAGGCTTTCCTTCCATAGGATGCCCTGTCGGCCATTTTTTATTGGCGAATGATTCTTCATCAATTGCTTTAAAATCGAACTTTGTGCTATATTCTCTAGCATCATCTACATCAATATCATATCCAGCTTGATCTAAGTAAGGTATGATTTCTGGCAGTAGATTAATAAAAGTAGATCCGCCCATTTGAAAATAGGACACTTTGCCGTCCCATCTGCCTAATCTTACACTGGGCAAATATCTAGCTCCTGGAATTTCATATTCAAATTTTCTAACTAGATGTCTTCTATCCGACAACTCTAGTCCTTCGATTTTACAATTTACTTCATCACGTATAATAATATTTGCTTTTTTCATTTCATCGAATTATTTCTGTTTTACGGTTTCATTCTGTTCAATTATCTTTTTAAGTTCAGTTAATGATAAATTAAAATCATCGTCTATTTTAAATTTTTGCCCGTAAGCAGTAAACCATGCTTCTTGATGCAAATCGACTTCTTGAAATTTTAAATTGGCATCTGCTTCCATTTGCCAAAAATATTCATAATAATTTTTTTCTATGCAGGTAAAATCGAAGACATATGTTCCGTTAAATCCTAAAAATACATTGTTGTTTATACGTTTCGGAATAGATAAATCAAATCCTTCTGCCCATACGGGGTAAAAAAACTTAGTGTACAATATATTTTTTGGAATTTCAAAGTTGTTGATTGTAATACCCATAATCTCAACTGCCTTATCTGAAACAATTTTTCCATTTTCAACTACAGTATCCGAACCAAGTTTACCGTAATGTGTGATTTCTAATAAATTGTTATCTTTAAAATTTGCTGAAAACGAATATGTTTCTACTTCTTTTTCTATATTGGTAAGATCTAACTTTAATTCTTTATTTAAATAAATTTTAACATTAGGTCCAGAAGTACTACGAAAAGTTTTAATCTTAATTTTTACGTTATCAGTCAACTTTGTGCCTTTATCATAAGTTTAGAAAAATTTTCAGATTTTAAATATCCTACTTCACTATTGTAGGAAAAATTTTTGTCAAGAATATGTGTTGCATTAATATTCATTTTACTAACTTCATTCCATGCGATAAAAAGAGCTTTTGTGTAATTCTTTTTTTCAAATACATTATATCCTAAGTTTTCTATGTGTTCTTGTATCCAAATTCTTCTTCGGAGCCTTTCTTTGTAGTCTAAAGAAGGGTTTGACTCACATACCCAATCATTGATATGATTGTTTGCCTGTATGATACCATTTTCTTTTTTACTGTTATGCAACGGCGTGTTAGGCAACAAATTCAGAGTTAAACCAAGATTAACTTCTTCTATTGTTCCATCTTCTTGATACGGTTTATACTTTGTAAACATATCAATGGTCATTTGAAAGTCTTCTAGTGTTTCTGTAGGATATCCTATAATCATTAAGAATCTGGTTTTAATTTTACATCTACTAAATTGTTCCATACAATAATCCAAATCCTCCTGGGTGAATCCTTTTTTCATATGTTGTCTAACTGCAGGACTACCACTCTCTACTCCTATTAATAGCAAATTTGCACCTGCTTCTTTCATTTT